TCCAACAGTTAAATTTATCGGCTTACCTGTTGTTAAACAATATAGATCAGAAGATGAAAAGGCTTTATATTGGAAATCTATAGATGATTTAAGGCAGAGATGGGAAAACACTTTCCAAACTATCTACGCTAAGGAGTTAAACAGGCAAAGGAGATCAATTACTAATGCTGTTAAGGGTAGTTCAACAATAGACTCATTGATGACTAATACGGATATAGTTATTAATGAAACTAAGTTTGAAAAAGAATTGTTACCATTGTTTTATTCATTAGCTGATGATTTTGCTGTTAGAACTTTTGATAATTTATTCCCTAAAAAAGAAGCTTTTAAAGCAGCTTCTCCAACAGATTTAGATGTAAATATTACAGAGGAACAATCTATAAGAACTGTATTTGATGAGTTAGCTACATTACTTCCAGCGGGTAGAACTCTTAAAAAAGTAGTTAATGAGGGTTTTTATCGAGGACAAAGAGATGTCCCAGCAGCAGTTGGATCAGTCTTTCAAGATGGACAAGCCGCCTCATTCTTACAGGAAAACTCTAAAAAGGTAATGAAAGAACTTAATGCAACAACAAAAATCAGAGTTTCTAATTTAGTAGCAAAAGCGTTAAAAGAGTTTGAAGATTTAGGAATAGTTAATCCTGTAGCTGGTACACCAGAGGGAGATAAATTCTTTAATCAACTAGCTAAAAATATTAATACTGCTTTAGGTGGGCAATCACTTAACAGAGCTAAAGCAATAGCTAGAACAGAAGTAGGGAAAGCCTCTTCATGGAGTCAGCAGAGGTCTGCAAAATCTACAGGTAAAATCCTTGAAAAAGAGTGGGTTTCTCAAAGAGATAACGTTGTTAGAGACGCTCATTTCATTTTAGATAATCAAAGAGTTCCTATGGACAGTTTTTATCTGTATAATGGAATCAAACTGGATAGACCATTAGATCCTAAAGCGCCAGCGGATTTAATAGTTAACTGCAGATGTACAGAAGCATTTATAGAGGTAATTAATGATTGATGAAACAAAAAGACCACAAGACTTAGTGTTCAAAAAAGCGCCTATTGAACTAAAAGAAGATGGCGACACAAAGTATTTAGAAGCAGTTTTTTCGTTATTTGATAGTATAGATTCAGATAATGATGTAACCAAAGCGGGAGCTTTACGTTCAGGCTACACAGGGAACAAAGTCCCTTTAGTTTGGAATCACGATTGGAGTAAAGTAATCGGTAGAGGAGTTATAGAATCAGATAATCAAAAAGCTGTATTTAAAGGATATTTTCTTAACACGGAAGCTGGTAAAGAGGCTTATGAAACAGTTAAAGCTATGCAAGATATGCAACAATTTAGCTATGGTTTTCAAGTACTTAAAGCAGATAAAGGAACTCATATCAATTCAAAAGGTGAGGAAGTTCCAGTAAGAGTGTTAGAAGATGTTAAGGTTTGGGAAGTTTCTCCCGTACTAGTAGGAGCGCAGCAAAACTCATTCGTACAAGCTCTTAAATCAGGTTTAGACACTATGGAAGACGAAACAACAGAAGCAGAAGCAGAATTAACAGAAGCAGAAGCAGAAGTTATTATAGATCCCATAGTTGAAAAAATTTCAAGTAATAATACTGATGCAAGTATCAGTAAAGATCTTCCCCAACAGGGTAAGAGACTTGGAGATCATGCAGTTGCTTCTCTTGAGGAGATAAAGGCATTTACTGAGAGAATAGAAGATCTAGCTCTTTTAAGAAACTCAGAAAAAAAGACACTTAGTTCAAAATCAACAGAGATGTTAACTAAATACTTACAAGCTATTAACGCTGTTTATAACAGATTAGATGATGCTTTGTCTGGTTATGGTTATGATCCTGTTAAAGATGATGAGCTATTTATTGAGATTCAAAAGAATCTCTTTAAAAATCAATAAGGAGAAAATAATATAATGACTAAATTAAATGTTCTGATAGGTGAAAAAAATGCTTTGTCAGAAAAATTAGCAAAAATATTTGATTCTGTTACCGATATGTCTGAACTATCTTCTGATCAAAAAGAAGAGATAAAAAGAAGTAACGATGAACTAGCTAATAGGGGTGCAAAGATAACTGAACTTCAAGAATTAGAGAACGTAAAAAACTCTAATAATGAAGAGATGTTAGCATCAAAAAAAGCTTCTGGAATGCCTGTATATGGCGAGCCAGAAAAAGAAGCTCCAAAATCTTTTGGACAACAGTTCATAGATTCTAACGCCTATAAATCTTTCGTAGATCATGGGCAAAAGAATATTCCTTTCGAGGCAAAAACTACTGTTACTACTTCTGTTTGGGACAGGGACACTATCTATAATCAGGTAATCCCAGCGATTGAGCCTAATCCTAATCCAGCTTTGGACTTGGTGGATTCAATTAACACAGATCAAACAACTTACTACTTCCTGCAAGAGGGCGCTACCAATAACGCAGCTGAAAAGGCTGAGGGTACCGCTGCTCCAGAAGATGCGTTTACTTACACAGCAGTTACTGCTCCTGTAAGAAAATTCATCACAACTCTTCCAATAACTGCAGAGCTATTAGAAGATCAAGCTGGTGCACAAGCATATTTTGATGGCAGATTAGCTAATCACGTTATGCAACACCTCGAAAAACAATTCCTAATCGGTGGCGGCGTAGCCCCAGCAATTAAGGGATTAACACAACAAACAGGAATAAACACTATTACCTATTCAGCAGGAGCTTTTCCTGTAACTGTAGGTGGTAAATTAAGAACAATCTTAAATGGTATTAAAGATGTGGAAGTTAATGGAAAATTAGCTCCCGATGCTGTCTTAATGTCCCCTGCTGCTTATAACGCATTAGTTGGACAAGTAGATGGAAACAACAACTTTATGTTAGGACAATCAGCATTGCTTGGCAGTCCTACTATTTGGGGTTTGCCTGTTGTGAAAACTTCACAAATTGGCGGTGCTGTTGGAACTACAATTGACGCAGTTGTAGGAAAATTCGGTGGATCGTTAGCAGTTAATCACGTATTTAGAAGAGGAATGGAAATTCAAATTTCTGATTCCGCTGCTTCTGGAGACTTTGGTAAGGACATCCTTACTGTTAAGGCTTCATTACGTTATGCTTTAGCTGTTTACAAGCCACAGGCATTCACAAGAATCAACGACCTAGAATAATAGGTTAGGTTAATTTAATGACTGAGCAGGGGCATAATTTTGTAATGACTACAAATGTTATTGCCTCTGCTTGGGACATAAAGGAGAATATGGAATTTATAGAAAAAGAAGCTGATATGATTTGGCTCAATAAAGATTCAGGAGAATTCGCAAAAGGCGCAGAGTGTCCATTTATTAGTGGAACATTATATGCTGGAATGGGAGACCTTGTTCCTGATGTTAAAATTGCAGCTAAAAAAGCAGCAAAGCCAAAAACAAAAGCAGTTAAACCAGAAGAAAATAAATAACTAATGTATATTTTTGACGATATCATTTTGGATGATTTAGACGAGGAATTATGAGTCAAAGTTATGTTGCTTTATCTGAATTAAAAACTTGGTTAGGAGTTACAGGCAGCGCACAGGATACAAACTTAACAACAGCTATTAAAGCTGCTTCAAGTTCAATTGCAGATTACTGTGGAAGACAATTTGATATAGATTCAAGCGTAGTCACTAGAGTCTATGATTGTGAGTTCATGGATTATGTTGAGGTTGACGATATTGCAACTGTAACAGGGTTAATAGTAAAAACACTTGAAGCAGATGGAACTGTAAATGAAACACTCACTTTAAACACCGATTATTATTTAAGCCCCTATAACTCTGATAAAACAGATCCAGCTAAACCATTTACTAAAATTATCATGGCTATAGAAAAAGCAGGAAAGTTATTACCAACACAACACAGACAGGGATTATCTGTAACGGCTAAATTTGGATTTTCAGCTATACCAGACACAATTTATCAAGCTGCTTTAATCCAGTCTGCAAGATTTTGGCAGAGAAAAAATAGTCCAATGGGCTTTAGTGGTAATCCTGAGACTGGAAATGCTACTGTAATATTTTTAAGTGAATTAGATCCAGATGTTAAAAACTTATGTAAATCATTTAAAAAAACTACAGTAACTTTAGCTAGTGGAAGACCTTACGTTGGTTTAACCGCCATTAATGTAAATAGACAATATGGATTATGAAACTCACTCTAAATGGAGCATTAGATTTAAGTAAGTCTATAAACGGACAGACAATCTGGAATAAAAGATCTGTAGATTTCTTTAATGATCTTGCAACAGATTTGAAACAAGATTCCCAAAATGCCTTGTCGAAGAGTCCATCTCCTAGATCACAAAGAGGAAGAGGGAACAAAAACACAGGTAAATTAAGAAAATCTATCTTTGTAACTAAGTTAGGGAACACCAACAGGCTAAGGATGTCTGAGGGCTTTAAATTGGCTTCAAGTAGCTCCTACGCCCCTTTCATACATGGTAAGCCGATTTATCGTAGTTTCTCCCCTATAAAGAAAACAAAACCTTTTTTCCCACCTTATAAAGAGGGATCTAGTTTATACGCTTGGGCAAGAAGAGGACAGCCTAAATTGAATGCTTTCCTAGTAGCTAGAGCAATAAGCAGAAGAGGTTTAAAAATGAAACCCTTTCTAGGTGGTGTTGTGTTTGAAAAACAGAAAGAAATTAAGGACAAGGGCGAACGTATGTTAAAATTAATTGCAAACGATATAGCAAGGAGCGTTAAATAATGGCAACATTCTCAGCAATAAGAGATGGTTTAAAAACTAGATTAGTAACAATATCAGG